AAGTTCAACAGGATTTCCAATAACCATTACCAGCCTAGATTATGCCAGTAACTTAACAAAAATTACTTCGGCCAATGGTACACAGATTGCCACAACAGGTGGTACTTGGACCTTTGGTGCAGATGGTAATTTAACGATTCCTAATGGTAAAAAGATTCAAACTACTGCTGGGTCAGGAACTTCCTATATACAAATGCTTACCGATGGTCCTGGAGAAATTAATTTAACTGTTGCTGAGAATTTAGGCAACACACAATCTACGTGGTCATTTTCCTCAGTAGGACAATTATTATTACCAGAAGGTGGAACTATCACATATACACCAGCAACACCGGCAGATTGGAACGGAACAGCACCTACAACAATACAAGAAGCCATAGACAGATTAGCGGCTGCATTTAAAACAGCAAACGGTGCGGGCGCATAACGGTAAATACACTAAAGAGACATTTATGCCACAAGAAATTAACGAACTACAGCAAGCACGTACAGAAGTTTACACTTATTGTAAAGCCATGTTGGGCGAAGGCATGGTTGATGTTGAGCTTGACCCCATACATTACGAAACAGCCCTACAGCGAGCCCTGGCAAAATACCGTCAGCGCGGCGATAGTTCTGTAGAAGAAAGCTATATGTTTTTAACCACAGTAGCAGACCAGAATACTTATATATTGCCTAAAGAAGTTGTAGAAGTCCGCAGTATTTTTAGACGCTCGGTGGGATCACGTACAGGTTCAGGACAGGGCGGAACTATTTTTGAACCATTCAATCTGGCATATACTAACACTTATTTGTTGGCCAGTAGTAACATGGGCGGCTTATTGACCTATGAACTATTTGCACAGTATCAAGAAATGATTGGTAAAATGTTTGGTGCGTTTATTGAGTTCAAGTGGCACGCACAAACACATAAACTAACAGTTCTACAGCGTCCACGCACCAATGACGAAGAACTGCTATTATACTGCTACAACTATCGCCCGGACATTGGTATTCTAAACGATGTCTATGCGGCACAATGGGTTAAAGATTACACGCTAGCCAACTGTAAAATCATGCTAGGTAATGCTCGTGAAAAGTTTGCACAAATAGCAGGGCCACAGGGCGGAACTAGTCTAAACGGTACAGCAATCAAAGGTGAAGGCACAGCCGAAATAGAAAAACTCGAAACTGATCTAATGCAACAGGTAGCGGGCGGACGCGGCTACACATTCATAATTGGCTAAAAATAATTTGACCTTGTAATAAAACTGTTATATACTAGCGTTACTTTAGGAGACGCTATGATTATAGGTGTGTGCGGTTTTATTGGTTCTGGCAAGGACACAGTCGCTGATTATTTGACTAACTTTCACGGTTTCCGACGAGAAAGTTTTGCCAACAGTCTTAAAGATGCAGTAGCACATGTATTTGGCTGGGACCGTACTATGTTAGAAGGCCGTACAAAATCTGCACGTGAATGGCGAGAACAAGTAGATCCGTGGTGGGCAGAACGCCTGAACATGCCCACGTTAACACCACGTTGGATCCTGCAATACTGGGGCACAGAAGTATGCCGCAATGGGTTCCACGATGACATGTGGATTGCTAGTCTAGAGAACAAACTCCGTAACAGTAAAGACGATATTGTCATTAGCGACTGTCGTTTCCCTAACGAAATTAAATCAATACGCTCAGCAGGCGGACAGATTGTATGGGTACAGCGCGGCCTACTACCTGAGTGGTACCAAGATGCTGTAAACATGAATGAAGGCGATCGAAACATGAATTATGCTCTTAGTAGTCAACGTATGAAACGTAGCAAAATCCATGCTAGCGAAACTGCTTGGGTTGGCACTAAGTTTGATCATATACTAGACAATAATGCTACTATAGATGACTTATACTTACAAGTTAGAAATCTGGTACAAGATCCCCTTGACGCCAACGAACGCCCTCTTTATGTAGGACTCGCTGACAGTTTGCACACACTGTCTTGAGATTTGCAGGGCGGCAGTTGTTAAGATCGCCGTCGATGTGGAACACATTGAATTGTTCTTGATGTCGACTCTTATATCCGCATTTCTCACACATATCTTTCTTGCGATAACCTAGTTGATGCCAGCGTGGTTGACTGGGAGTAGTACCTCTAGCACAGCCATCACACTTGGTTCTATAGAAAGGCTTCTTCTCCTTGTAGTAGTTGACTGCACAAGGCCGTTCTTTACATATATTGCATAGTGGTCGCATGATATATTTATACTAGCCCTTTTTCTGCCCTTTTCTCTGACTTATAAGTAGCTGTTTTATCAAATACCTGCTAAATATTAACAGTAAGAAGGAGACCATAAAAATGGCTTTAATATCACCAGGCGTACAGGTTTCTGTAATCGACGAAAGTTTTTACACAACCGCTGAACCAGGCACCCGTCCACTATTTGTTGTGGCCACCCGTGCAAACAAGACACCTTCATCGGGGTCAGGTACAGCTTTAGGAACTACAGCTTCGAAAGCAGGTACAGTATATACAATTACAAGTCAGCGTGAACTCGCTGAAACATTCGGCGATCCAGTATTCAAGAAAGACACAAACAACAATCCAATTCATGCTGGTGAACTAAACGAATACGGCCTACAAGCCGCATATTCATTCTTGGGAATAAGTAACTCTGCACTAGTTGTTCGTGCAGATATTAATCTAAGCGAATTAGAAGCAAAGTCACAAGCACCGGGCGGAGATCCAGCAGATGGAACTTACTGGTTAGATACTGCCAGTTCAACCTATGGTATTTTCCAGTGGGACGGACGTTCAGCCACAGCAGGCGGACAAGCATTTACTAACAAAGTTCCAACAGTATACTTAGGCACACCTGATGTCACAGCCGCCGCAGGTTCATACGCAGTTGGCCTTGACGGTAATGAAATTGCACTTCTTTACAAGAGTGCATATGATTTAAATGGCGCACCTACAATGGGCAACAGTGCATGGGTAGCTATTGGTACAGACGCATGGGCAAAAGCATGGCCCACCATCAGCCAAACCAGTAGCACAGTAACAGGTCTACCAACAACAACACTTACCATTGCTGGCGTTAACTTTGCAACCGCAGGTACCACAATTGATGGTCTAGTTACAGATATCAATAATGCAGAAGGTCCATTTGGTGCTAGAAAAAATTCAGCTGGCAAGTTGGAAATTTTTACAGTTAGTGCAAGTCGTGACAGTTTAACAATTAGCCAGCAAGGCGGTAACTTGTTAGGCGCACTGGGTATTACTGCTACAGAGCATATGGCTCCCAAGCTACAGATCAGCAAGCACACACAAGTTCCACAATTTAAAGCTTCTTTAGATGATCGTCCAACAGGTTCTGTATGGATCAAAACTACTGAACCAAACGCTGGACAAAGATGGCGTGTTAAGATGTATAACAGTGCCACTCGTTTATGGGAACAATTAACTGCTCCAGTATACGCAGACGACCAAGCGGCAAACAAAGCACTTGATCCTTTACACTTTACTTTAATAAATCCTGCCGCTGGCGATATTGAATCAAATCGTCATTACACAGGCGCCGGTATCAAAGTCAACACAGTATATGTAGTTTATGATGCTGTTGCTCCTACTGCACTTTTTGTAGTAAAATACAGAAACACAACTACATCATGGAGTGACTTACCGGTAGGTATCATGTACTTCATCAGTGGTACTGCACCAACTACTAAAACAGCAGATGGTAAACTATGGTACAGCTCAGTAGTAGACGAAGTTGATATCATGATCAATAATGGTACTCGTTGGGTTGGCTATTTGAATTATGGTCCAACAGATGCAACTAATGCAGCCGGACCAACAGTTAACCCAACAGCTCCTGCTGAACCAGCTGATCTTGATCTATGGGTTGATACAAGCGATTTAGAACACTATCCAATGTTAAAGCGTTGGAACAACAGCTTTAAGCGTTGGGATCTAGTTGACGTAACTGATCAAACAACAGAAAATGGAATCTTATTTGCAGACGCTCGTTGGAGTGGTGCAGGTGATGATGTTAATCCAGATCCTATTACTACATTATTAACTTATGATTTTGTTGACTTTGATTGTCCAGATCCTGCACTATACCCAGAAGGTATGTTGCTATGGAACACTCGTCGTAGCGGATTCAATGTCAAACGTTATGTTCGTAACTACATTGACACAACCGCAATCAACAGACGTTTTGGCGCAGGTGATGGCGAAACAATGACTGCCTATTATCCAGATCGTTGGGTTACAGAAAGTCAAAATCAAACAGACGGCAGCGGCTCATTTGGCCGACATGCACAGCGTAAAGTTGTCATTCAAAGTCTACAACACATTGTTAACACCAATCAAGAAATTCGTGACAATGAACGTAACAGCTTTAACTTGTTGGCCTGCCCAGGATATCCTGAGCTAATTGGCGAACTAGTTAACCTAAACTACGATCGTGGTCTAACAGCATTTATTGTTGGTGATACTCCAGCTAGATTAGAGCCAAGTGCTACTAACCTAAACAATTGGGGCACTAACTTGATGGGTGCATTAGAAGATAACGATGACGGTCTAGTTAGCTTTGACGAATACTTAGGCGTGTTCTATCCATGGGGTTACACCAGTGACAACTTTGGAAAGAATATTGCAGTTCCTCCAAGCCACATGATCCTAAGAACTATTGCGCTAAACGACCAAGTTGCTTATCCATGGTTTGCTCCAGCAGGAACACGTCGTGGTAATGTTACAAACGCAACAGCAGTTGGTTATGTTACACCAGAAGGTGAGTTCAAATCAGTTGCACTAAATGACGGACAACGTGACACATTATACAATGTAAAAGTTAATCCAATTACATACTTTACAGGTGCAGGTCTAGTTAACTTTGGTCAGAAGACTCGTGCTAAAGGCGCAAGTGCTTTGGATCGTATCAACGTAGCACGTTTGGTAATTTTCCTACGTAATCAGTTGAACAAGCTAGCTAAACCTTATATCTTTGAACCTAACGATAAGATTACACGTGACGAAATCAAACAACAGGTCGAAAGCCTATTGTTAGAACTAGTTGGTCAACGTGCTCTATACGACTTCTTGGTTGTGTGTGATACAAGTAACAATACACCTAACAGAATTGATCGTAGCGAACTACACGTAGACATTGCTATTGAACCAGTAAAAGCAGTGGAATTTATCTACATTCCAATCCGCTTGAAGAACACTGGTGAGATTGCAGGGTTAGGCAAATAATAAATACAAATAAGGGAGACAACAAATGTCTATTTCAACATTAAGCAAACTAACAGTACCCTTAGTAAGTGATCAATCAGCAAGCACTCAAGGCTTGTTGATGCCTAAACTGCAATATCGTTTTAGAGTATCACTAGAAAACTTTGGCGTATCAACACCAACAACTGAGTTGACAAAACAAGTTGTCGACATCACAAGACCAACACTGGACTTTGCTGATGTGGATATTCATGTTTACAACTCAACAGTGCGTCTAGCAGGCAAGCACACATGGAACGACATCACTATTAATTTACGTGATGACGTTACAGGCCAAGTGCAGAAGCTTGTTGGCGAACAACTACAGAAACAATTTGACTTTTATGAGCAGAGTTCTGCGGCATCTGGTATCGATTACAAATTCACAACTAGAATTGAAATCCTAGACGGTGGTAACGGTGCTAACACAGCCAACGTTCTTGAAACATGGGAAATCTATGGTTGCTATGTAAAGAACGCAAACTATCAAACTCTAGCATATGCAAACAACGAACCAGTAACTATCCAGTTGGCTATTCGTTATGATAATGCAATCCAAAGCCCAGTAGGTACAGGCGTTGGAACAGCAGTCGGACGTAGCCTAGGCACATTCGTAACTGGTGGTGCTTAACAGCTACTGATTCCGGGAGCTTAAAAGGACACTTCGGTGTCCTTTTTTATTATCTCTCCACTTTATTCTAATCGATAAATATTACTATGAGTATATTAGACGGCTTCTTAGATAACTTAGGTAATGGACTTGGACACCCAAAGGGTAATCTTGGCGATTTTGCTCACGCGGCAAGATTATATAATACCAGTGCGTTTAGACTAGCACCCAAGACTAAATTCCTTTATCATGTGGTTTTTAACTTTAATGATGTACCTTTAGCTGGCACTAATTTTAAAGAACAACATCAACGAACTGTGGGCTTGCTAGTTAAATCAATAGATTTGCCTAAATTTAAAATTCAAGTGGATGTTGCACAACAGTACAACAGAAAACGAGCAACTCAAACAAAATTAGATTACGAACCAATTAATATTTCATTCCATGATGATAATCTTGGTGTTACCACAGCATTATGGAGCCTGTATTACGGATATTATTATGCAGACTCAAGCCACAACAGTGCTAGTGGCGGCGGCATGGGTGGCGGAGCAACCGGATTTTTCTCATCATTGGCCAATACCGTAGTTCCTGGAATAACAAAATTATTTGGAGGCAATTCTGATACTGCCGGATCAAGTTCGTCAGCTGTTCCTCCTGGATATAGTCGATTAGACAATACCAAAGGATTTAATACTTATAGATATGGTCTTGATAGAGATCAATCAGCCCCGTTCTTTAGTACCATACAGATATTTCAATTAAGTAAACAACAGTATCAAAGTTATACATTGGTTAACCCTATAATAACTGCTTGGCAACATGAAACTTTAGATAACAGTAACGGATCAGATACTTCTGCAAATAAAATGAGCATTATGTATGAAGCTGTGATCTATGGTCAAGGGCAAGTCAGTACCGGCAACCCCGATGGATTTGCTAAAGAATTTTATGATAAATCACCTAGCCCACTATCATTGTTAGGTGGCGGCAAAGTTGGTCTGTTTGGCCAAGGCGGCATATTAGGTGGAGCAGTTGATATTGTTGGAGCTATTTCTAGTGGCTCAGCATTCAGTAGTGCTGGCGCACTGCTAGGCACATTGATTAAAGGCGCGGCAGTTGTTAACAACTCTAAAAAATTAACATCCGAAGGCATACGTCAAGAAGGATTTAATTTGCTAACAGGCGCACTGACTGCGGCCACTGGGGTAAACGTAGGTGGTGTGGCCAATGTGCTGTTTCCAAAGACAGGCGGTACAGGGCAAGGCGATTACACTGCGGCAAATCAAACACAGATAACACAGGGCCTTGGACCATTACCTGCAGAAAAAGTAAAATCATTCTTTGATGCTAGGCCCGGATCATTAACATCTCTAGCTAGAACAGCAGTGTTTGGCAAATCCATCGGTGCAGGAAATCTTACTGAAATAAACACTAGATGGAACGCACTAAGCATAGGAGCTCGAGCAAAGTACGAAACTGAAACTCTAAACAAAGTAGTTAACGGAGCTCCGGAAGTACAAAGTCAATATCAATTAATTAAAACACAGGTGATAAATGGCAATATCTAACTTACCTTTAAATATCATTAACGCAGACTCAAGCGATCAAGTCAAACATTTCTTTGACATGTATTTTATTGAACCGGTAGTTTTTCCTGCGGCAGAAATAGATGCTGTTGTGGGATTTTTTCAAAAACGCGGCTTTGACGAGTTGGCTAGTAATTCAACAGCTATCATATTATTGCAACAGGCCAAAATAGATAATGTCAATGTATTCACTTTATTAAGCACACTGGAAAAATTGGAAGATA